CTTCGTACACTACTCCGGTCGCACCATATATTTAGCTTTAAATTTTTCGCACTCAATATATGGTTTCACAAATCGGACATCGAGAAAGAAGCGAACATGACGGATTGGATTCAGACTTTCCCTTCGAGAGAGGTGTTGCTCGAGCAGGAAGATAAGACTCCGGAATACATGCGGCCGAATACTTTGCCCGTGGCTGTATACGTCGAGGGGATGCTGCACGACGACGAATGCGATGCCATCGTCAAGCGATTTATGATGGAGGATCCATACAAGCACGATGGATGCGGCGCCATGACTCGAGAACTCGGCGATATTCCCGAGCTGTATCCGCTGCGGGCGATGGCCGAGATGATCAATGAATCTTTCTGGAATTACGATCTCGATGACGACACCATGAGTTGGATGCAGACATATTATTCCGGAGGCGACTATCAACTACACATGGATTACACTCCTGGTGGAATGCGCAAGCTGACAGCGGTGCTTATGCTCAGCGACCCCACGAACTACTTGGGTGGCGATCTCGAGCTATATTTACAGCCGGTCTCGGTGAGGATACCGAAAGCTCGCGGGACGGTCGCGGTCTTCCAGCCCTGGCTACTGCATCGAGTCCATCCGGTAACTAGAGGTATTCGTCAGACCATCAATATGGGGTTCTGGGGACCGCCATTCAGGTGAGGTATATTTGTGATGGATGAGCTCGAGCAGATATTGCGTGATGAGATACTAGCCATCGAGAGGGAGAAAATTGAGGAGGATTGTCCGTATCAGCAGTGCATTGATTTTGCGAAGGCGCCTGACTGTGTCTGCAAAAAGAGACAGAGATCGACCGACCAATTGGATATTTTCGTAGCCAGCGTCGAGAAGAGGAATCGATGGATCAACTCCCTGTGGGTGTGAGAATCCACATGTACAGTCACGAGGCAATGATTCCCGAGCCGACGGTCTGGGCTGTGGAATGTCTCGGTCCGGCCGCTATCGTTTGTCATGATGTCGAGGACTTCGGCACTACATATTTCACCAATGACGAGATGTACGTAACTTGTCAAGATTGTTTGGAGTGGTTACATGCCTGAGTTGAAGACGCCTTATCGACTCGGTAAGCTTCGTGAGTTACTGAGCGAGGCACAGACATTGGTTGCTGGTGCATCCTACACGCATACGGATAAAATGCATATTCTCGATGCGCTAACCTCATTGAAACAATCCTGCGACGAGGCAAGTACGCGTACAGACGATGAAAAGCCCGCAGAATCGATCTCAGCCTCGTTACAGGGCATTGTGGAAGAGACTCCGTCAGTCGCGCTGGAGTTCGCAAACGACGCAATTGTGACCCTTGGGACGGTGGATATCGGTAGCGTTCGCTGTCTCATCATTCTCAAGGGATCGGTTAAGGATGAGCTTTCTCAGCTGAAGCACGCGCGTAGTTATGTTGCTCGAGAGATCGCTCGACTGGAAAGGCCATGAGAGGGCTCCGAGCGTGGTGGGAGGAATGGAAATTGTGGCGTAATCTACGTAGACGGATGAGGAATGACTGAGTTGGAAGAACCAGATACGGAAACGCTACAGCAATTTGTGGAATTCCACATGTGCGATCGCAAGGTCTGGGGGCTGTCATTGAGTATATCCTCAGTAGCTAAACTGATCGAGACGTTCCACAGCAGTGATTACGATACGCTGACGATCGGCCTCGATGACGAGAGACAATGGTATCTGAATAAAAGCAGTATTGTCGGCATTACAGTCATGAATCTCGAGGATATGGAAATCGAGTTCGAGCCGCCGGTTAGACCTCGAATGAAGAAAAGGAGTTAGCTATGCCGTTTGTTAGATTAGTCAACAGCCATCGTTGTGAACCGCCGAAGCAGCGAGATGATTTGCGTCCACTGGTAATCGGGGATGAATGGCGGTGTGACGAAAAACGAGACGACGAATCCGGGAAGACGTGCGGGAAGATATTCCGTTGGTCTTTCGATCAGCGTGAAGGTAATTACTGGAAGCCTCTCTCGTCATAGCGATAAGGATATTTGATGAGCAGTAAATGTACAGGAAGCCCATTATATAATTGTCTCGGACACTGTTACGGCCTTGAGTGCTCCTTGGGTCCGGATCAGGATCTCATGACGACTCGTGTGGAGCCGCTATTCGGTCAGCCGTTCGAGGAGAAGGGTGGTTATATTCCCACTTGGCGCGAGTTGTTCGTCGGACGCCGCGTACGTTATGGATTGCGGATACGAGCGATGCGATTTCTGCGTCGTGTTCGTTAACCGCCATATTTGGAGGGAGGCTCTGTGAAGGAAGTACCACTTCGTGATCATCAAAAAGAAGCAGTAGCCAAGCTCCATAACGGCAGCATTCTTTGCGGTGGGGTTGGGACAGGGAAGTCTCGAGTAGCCATACGATATTACGTAGAAAAGGAGGCGCCCAGAGATGTCGTCGTCATCACGACTGCGAAGAAACGCGACTCGCTTGACTGGGAGACAGAAGCAGTTCTTCACGGAATTGGGACTAACGAGTCTGTCACCGTGGCAGGAAAGGCTCTTGGCACTATTACTGTCGACTCGTGGAACAATCTCTGGAAGTACGTCGACCGAGAAGACTGCTTCTTCATATTCGACGAACAACGCGTGGTAGGAAGCGGCGCATGGGTAAAGGTGTTTCTGAAGATAGCCCAGAAGAATCGATGGATTCTGCTGAGCGCGACGCCGGGAGACACTTGGCTGGATTACATTCCGGTCTTTGTCGCCAATGGGTTATATAAGAATCGAACCGAGTTCCTTCGCGAGCATGTGATATATTCAAGGTTCTCAAAATTTCCAAAAGTAGAGCGCTACATTGGGGTTGGGAGATTGGTCCGATATCGCAACCAACTTCTGGTGGACATGCCGTATGAGAGGCACACGACCAGGCACTTGATAGATGTACCGGTTGGTTACGACGAAGCGTTGTTCAAAAGGGTGGTGAAAGATAGATGGCATGTCTACGAGAACAGACCCCTGCGGGACGTAGCCGAGTTATTCAGTGTGATGAGGAAGGTTGCCAATACGCACGACTCGAGGAGAGAGGTTATCCTAGCCTTGCTCGAGAAGCATCCGAAGATAATTGTCTTCTACAACTTCGACTACGAGCTGGAGCTGTTGAGGACATTAGGACTATCCGAGCAATGCATCTCGCAGGGGCAAGCCAAGAAGAGATCGACAGGTTCACCCTCGCGCAGGGATATTATAAAGAGTTCTTGCGAGAGGCCTACGACCCGGAACGTCGAATCGCCGGGCTCAAACGAGTTGTCTCTTTCCTCGACGAGACCGGAAATTGGGGAGAAATTGCAACACGTCTCGTCTTCGAATGCAATGATGGAGTTATCGAGCAACTCAAGTATATTGTCGAAAACTTCCGAGAAGGGGACAGGCTTGCCCTCACAGCTAGCGGAGCCGGACTTGTCTGGACGCTCGTTCGCCGTGGCGGAGTGGAACGGCCATAAGCACGAGGATATTCCCGATACAGATCGTTGGGTGTATCTTGTGCAGTACACGGCCGGCGCCGAGGGGTGGAACTGCATCTCGACGGATGCCATGGTCTTCTACAGTTTGACATATTCTTATCGAGCCTTCGAGCAGGCGCAGGGGCGGATTGATCGGCTGGATACGCCGTTCTGGGATCTGAATTATTTCGTGTTGAGATCAGAATCCTTGATCGACAAGATGATTTGGAAGGCTTTGAAAAGGAAGGAAAACTTCAATGAAAGGCGTCATCGCGAGCTCTTCAAAATGTAAAAAATTTGATAGCTTTTTGATAGGACTTGAAAAAGAGCGTATTTCCGTTGGGTTTTGCGATGGCGAAAAAGAGGCTGATCGGCGGGGTTTTTGAAAACGAACGAAAAGCGTGGCAAAAGTGACCTCCGTTATGTCCGTTTTGTAGTAGCGGCATTTAGCAGCAGACTTGTGTAAAACGGACATTTAAATTTGCCACGATCTAACCCCTTTATAACTCTCTACGCGACGTAAGTTAATATATATATATTAAACTATGTACTATAGAGTTTCAGTTTCGAAATAATCTTGGCAAAATTAGCTCTCACAAAGAAGGAGGTTTCGATGGATGAATGTCGTCTAAATCAAGCGATTCGCTGCCATCAAAACAACAAAACATATTCTCGAGTATCCGAGGCGGCAAGAGATCTGGATGTCTCTGCGCAATCGATATATCGTCATCTCTATTCGCGTAACAAAATCGATGTTTCTGGATACACGTTCGAGTATGCCTACGATCATATTTTGACAGCTAAAGGAAAGAGACACTATTGATGAAAGAACAATGGATCGTCCTAGAAGAATTCCCTAGATACGCCGTGAGCGATCTAGGACAAGTCATCAACACCCATACGGATATTCTCAAGATCCCGACACCCAATAAGCAGGGCATCATGATGGTCAATCTTTCGTCGATGCGTCAGCAACATATTCGATCGGTAGCCGTACTCATCGCGAATGCTTTCCTCGGAGACATTCCAAGACCCCCACACTTTGACACGCCGATTCATCTCGATGGTGATAAGCGGAATTGTCGTGCTGACAATCTTGCCTGGCGCCCCCGTTGGTTTGCTCGGCGATATCATCAACAGTTCGACCCATCCGAGCGAGCAACGCGCTTCGGTTTCCGTCGTCCGGTGCGAATCGTCGAGACTCGAGAAGAATTTCCCACGAGTTGGGAGGCCGCTATCAAATATGGCTTGCTGGATTTCGAGATATTGCTGGCTGTGCAGAATCAAACTTTCGTGTTCCCCATTAACCAGCGCTTCGAGGTGATAGAAGACTAGCAAGATCGTCCATATATTTACACGCGTATAATTCGCGTATTTTAATAGAAGGGAGAGAGTTAAGCCTCCGTTTTAGTCTTTTCTTTTTGAGAAGGGAGTGATAGAAGTGTTGGAATCGACCTATCAGGCAAGACTTATCAAGAAGCTTGAGCGACGTTTTCCCGGCTGTTTGATCTTAAAAAACGACAGCAGCTACCGTCAAGGGATTCCTGATCTTCTTATTCTCTTTCAAGATCAATGGGCTTTCCTCGAGGTAAAGGCGTCAGCTGAAGCAGATCAACAGCCGAATCAGCAATACTATATCGATCTCGGTCAAGAGATGTCATTCGCCGCCTTTATTCATCCCGACAATGAAGCTGAGGTACTGCGTGGACTTCAATACACATTCGAACATCGTCGGCCGGCACGCGTTTCTTAGTGCGAGTTCATATCACTGGATCAACTACGACGAGGAACATCTTGATCGCCGATTCGTTACAGCGATGGCCGCACAGCGCGGCACGGAGCTTCACGACTTGGCGCATAATTTGATCCGCTTAGGCGTGAAGCTTCCTAAGTCGCGAACGACGCTCAACATGTACGTGAACGACGCCATCGGCTATCGGATGACTCCCGAACAACCGCTTTATGTTTCGGAAAATTGTTTCGGTACTGCCGACGCGATCGCCTTTCGGCGGAACCTACTTCGTATATCTGATCTGAAGACTGGCGTCAATCCTGGCTCAGTCCATCAGCTCGAGGTATATGCCGCGATGTTCTGCATGGAATATCGGTTCAAGCCGAACGAGATCGGTATCGAACTTCGGATCTACCAGAACGACGATGTCGAAATATACGAGGCAGACGTCAACGTGATCTATCACATCATCGACAAGATCATTACTTTCGATAAGCGGATCAACGCCCTACGATTGGAGGCTATGTCGTGACGATAATCTCTGACGAGGTATATTTGGCGCATTACGGCATTCTCCGGAAAAGCGGACGTTATCCGTGGGGATCAGGCAACACGCAAAGTGAACGAAACCGATCTTTCCTCGAGACGATTGATGCTCTCCGCCAGCAAGGGATGTCGGACGCGGAGATTGCTAAAAGTTTCCACACCAAGGAAGACCCCTTTACTTCCGCGGATCTTCGCGCATTGCGCTCGATTGCCGTGAACCAGCAGAAGCAGGAGAATATCGCAACTGCGCAGAAGTTGAAAGACAAGGGGATGTCCAACATCGCCATCGGTAAGCAGATGGGGATTAACGAATCATCGGTTCGTTCGCTTCTCGCTCCTGGTGCGGCTGATCGTTCAGATCGTTTGACGAGCACCGTGAATATGCTTCGAAAAGAAATCGAAGATAACGGATATATCGATGTCGGGACAATGGCCGCAGCGCATATTGGCGTCAACGATACACAGTTGAAGACAGCGATCGCAGCGCTCAAGGAAGAAGGCTTTATTGACAAGGTCTACTATCCTAAGATCGTGCAGGTTGGGACAGGCGAAGCGACGACTATGAAGGTCATCGCAAAAGCAGGAACACCGGCGTCGGATGTTTATGCTGCGGCTAAGAACGACCTGGTTCGACCGATTCAAAGCCATAGCGAAGATTTTGGAGAGACGTTTTCCTCGAAGGTCCAACCGCCCATCAGTATCAGTTCGAAGCGGCTTGCTATCAACTACAAGGAAGACGGCGGAGCCGAAGCCGATGGTGTTATTTATGTGCGCCCAGGTGCGAAAGAGTTGGATATGGGTGGGGCTCGATATGCACAGGTCCGCATCGCAGTCGACGGCACTCACTATCTCAAGGGAATGGCTGTTCTTAAAGATGACCTTCCTGATGGTGTAGATCTTGTTTTCAATACGAACAAGTCCAATACTGGGAATAAGCTCGATGCGTTGAAATCTCTCAAACGAGACAACGAGGGAAATATCGATTCAGATCTGCCTTTCGGCGCTATTGTCCGCCAACTCCCGAAGGTCGATGCTCAAGGACGAAACATCGATGGCACAGTTCGTTCGGCTATAAATATAGTGAACGACGAAGGTCAATGGGATACTTGGTCGAGAAACTTGTCGACACAGTTCTTGTCGAAGCAAAGCCCGACTCTTGCCAAGCAGCAATTGGATATGACGTATGAGAAGAAGCAGAACGAGCTAAACGAGATCATGCGTTTGACAAATCCTACAGTTAAGAAGCAGCTACTCGAATCGTTCGCGGATGATACGGATTCTTCCGCGGTTCATCTTAAGGCGCAAGCTCTTCCGAAACAGCGTACGCAAGTTATCCTTCCGATCAATAGTTTGAAGTCGACGGAAATATACGCACCGAACTTTAAGAACGGCGAGCGAGTTGTTTTGGTACGCCATCCACATGGTGGCACTTTTGAAATTCCGGAGCTTACTGTAAACAACCGGAATAAGGAAGGTCAAGAACTCCTCGGTAAACAAGCTAAAGATGCCGTAGGTATTCACCACAGTGTGGCCGAACGTTTGTCCGGTGCAGACTTCGATGGCGATACAGTTCTCGTTATTCCAAATAATTCGGGCGCTGTTCGAACATCCCGTGCTCTTGAGGGGCTTAAGAATTTCAATCCTCAAGAAAGCTATCGCCCATACGATGGTATGAAGACGATCGATGGCGGCACTTACAACGCCCAGACGAAGAGCGTTGACTATGGTGGCAGGCAACCAAAGGGCGCACCGAAGCAACACCAGATGGGGCTAGTTTCGAATCTCATCACCGACATGACCATTAAAGGCGCGAGTCACGACGAGCTTGCTGCAGCAGTTCGCCATTCTATGGTTGTCATCGATGCGGAAAAGCACAGCCTCGATTATAAGCGATCGGCTATTGAGAACGGCATCCCCGCCTTGATGAAAAAATATCAAGGCAACAAACAGGGTGGCGCATCGACGCTTATCTCTCTTAAAAAAAGAGAGATCGATGTTCCATCCCGTAAGCCTCGGTCTGCGAAAGAAGGTGGACCTATCGACCCTAAGACGGGCAAGAAGATGTACAGCCCGAAGAACGAAACGTGGGTTGATAAAGAGACCGGTAAAGTTGTTACTCGTATGGACAAAGTAAAGAGGATTCTCGAAACCGATCCGCATGAGTTGTCATCGGGCACAGCTATTGAGAATCTTTACGCCGATCACTCTGTACGCCTTCAGGAGTTGGCGAACAAGGCTCGTCGGGAATACGTGGCAACAAAGAACCAGCCATACTCCCCGTCTGCTAAGGCCGCTTACTCGGAACAAGTAAAGGCGCTGAATGCAAAGCTCGCCGTGGCTCAACAGAACGCCCCCCGTGAAAGGAACGCCCAGCGTGTAGCGAATGCCATCGTTGCCGCCAAGAGGGACGCTCATCCAGACATGGAGAAGTCTGATCTAAAGAAGATCAAGGCTCAGGCGTTAGCGGATGCACGGATGCGTACCGGGGCTAAGAAGCAGCGCGTAGACATTACCGATGACGAATGGGAAGCCATCCAAGCGGGTGCCATCAGTGCTCACAAACTGCAGGCGATCTTGCGTAACGCAGATCAAGAGCGGGTCAAGGAACTGGCTACCCCTCGTGTACCAACGGTGATGACTAATGCAATGCAGACCCGAGCCAAGTCTATGTTGGCGTCTGGCTACAGCCAGGCTGATGTAGCAGCGCAGTTGGGTATCGCTGTCTCCACTCTTAGCTCGAGCATAGCACGCGGTGATGTGTGATGAGGAACAGCAATCGTGTACAAACTTACAATGAATCGGCGTTGTTCTATACGGCAACGAGGTTTGTTGTATGTGCCCCCTCACCCATCCTACCTGCCTACCTGCCTAGGCTAGGCAACATCAACGATGGGTTGAGCCTTGTTCGAAGTCAGGTGAGCACATGACCGACACGACTGATAACATGTTGACAACTGTTGATAATCCTTTTGATCCATTTACACAGTACATGGATTGGTTTTGGTGGGATTATCATGCGGGATACCACACGCCTGGTGTCCTGGCTCGTCAAGTGATTTCCAGTAACGATCTCTCCGAGGCAGACCAGACGTCCGCCATCAATGCCGCGATCGACGAGATCGTTGCTGAGAATGTTTCTGGAGTTCACAAAAAGGTTTCACGCACAGAAAATAATTGAAAATATAAAATAATATGGGGAATGGTGATGCCGGGGGAGGGGTCTCGCGAATGAAACCCCCCTCTTGCATCGCCGGACCACCAAAAAAAGCCCCGGAGGGATTTTTGGGGCAAAGTTTTGGGTTTTGACGGGTCTGTGGGGATGTCGAAAGGAGGTCACATGGTCTCGAAACTCAAGGGGAACACTCCCGAAAGACCACGTAAACCTCCGGGAACTACCCCAGAAGCACGTGAAAACCAATTGGTTGCCGCGGCCGTCGATTTGGCCGAACAACAGATCCTCAACGGTACGGCATCCGCTCAGGTGATCAGCTTCTATCTCAAGCTTGGCTCCTCACGAGAACGTCTTGAGCAAGAGCGCCTCCGACACGAGAACGAATTGCTCATGGTGAAGGCTGAGATGATGGCATCACAGAAGAGACAAGAGGAACTCTACGTCGAAGCGCTCCGAGCGATGCGTGAGTACAGTGGGCAAGAACCTGATAAGGCAACCGATGAGTTCGAGGGGAGTGAATGATGAACGCTAGCGACAATCAGCACTACCTCGACAGTACCCTAACCGAACTTGTCGCGCTCGTTACCTACAAACCAGGATGGCAGATCTATGTCGCCCATGAAATGGCTGACGATGGCGCTGGAGGTTGGCACCTATTTATCATCTCATCCACCGACGACAGTCTCGATCCTTCCAGGAAGATACGAGTTCGCCACGGATTCCTCATCCCGTCAGCTACGTATAACCGTGACACGTGGGCGGCATGGATTTTCGATCGTCTTCGTGATGTTGAAACGCATGAAGCTGGGGAGTTCTTTCGAATCGACGATCTGAGAGAGTTCGCGCCTCATCACGGGAATGGCGAGAACCCCTATCTCGTTTGGCACATTGGGGATTACGCCACAGCGAACAAGAGCGCCGGTGATGATTAGGCGTTACCGAGAACTCCGCCGAATCGGAACCTTCGAGGATCGCTTCCGCTATCTGTCTCTACAAGGCCAAGTTGGTGAAAGTACATTCGGGTTCGATCGATGGATCAATCAAGCATTCTATCGATCGAGGCAATGGAAGGATATTCGTCAGCATGTCATTGTTCGGGACAACGGCTGCGACCTGGGCGTTGAAGGCTACGAGATCCACAGCGGAATTCTCATCCATCACATGAATCCGATGACAGCAAACGATATTTCACTCGGAGATGAAGCCATTCTAGATCCCGAGTTCTTGATTACCACAACTCATAGAACCCACAACGCCATTCATTTCGGTGACGAGAGACTTCTTCCACGGCCGCTCGAGCCGAGACGGAGAGGTGACACCAAGTTGTGGTAAGAAAGGAGGTCGAGCATGACTACTGCTGTTCCGACTACAGTCGGTGATCGCGGAATCGATTTTTCGTTCGCGAACCCCAATCTCGAGGGCACCTACAAGGCCGGCGGTCGTTTCATCATCCGATATTCGGCAGGAGCCGGAACTGAAGGTCTTCTCCGAGACAAGCCGAACAAGATTTGTGAGCCCAAGCGCATTCGCAATTCGGTCGCTAAGGGTTTGGACTTTATCGCCAACAGTGAATGGTACGAGAGTCGTGTGACCGAAGGGGCTGCTGCAGGAAAGGCTGACGGCGGAGCAGATCTTGCTTTCTGGAAGACGATGGGGTTGGCGAGAGGAGCCGCGATCTATGTTTCCTGGGACGCGGCCCCAGTCAAGTCGAAGTGGAAGTATGTCGACGCATACTTCAAGGCCTACCGGAATGCGTTGGACGGCTATTACAAGGTCGGTTGTTATGCGGGTACGCCATATCTTCGACACGCTTTTGCGAAGAAGCTAATTGATTACGGCTGGCGCCCGAATGCGTCGTCATGGTCGAACGACAAGCTTCCATATCAGCCGGCGACCAACACCGTTGCGCAGCGCAGGGCGCTCGTCACGCAAGCACTCAAAGCTACTCCCGCTGCGATTTACCAAACCGGTAATTACTGGTGGAAGAAGTCGGCAGACGAGAACCTGATCCTTCGTCCTTGCGGGTCTCATCTTCAAGCTTTGGCCGCCGGTGCCAAACCCGACGCCCCTTCGCCGAAGCCTCCGTCGCAAGACAAGCCGCATTACGGAGAAGAATACCCATGGGCTCTGATTTCGAAGTCTCGTGAGTATGCAGTTATTCTCAACGACGACGGAAGTATCGATGTTCGTCGCGATGGTACTCACATTCGTAGCCTTTAGGAGTTAAGATGGATATTCTTACGTTGTTTTCCCACGCGCCGCTGTCGATGTGGATTGCTATTGTCTCCTCAGTTGTCATTCCCGGTCTTTCCGCCGCACTGGTCAAGGAACATTGGGACTCTTCGATCACTGGCATTCTGACGGTTGGCCTTTCGACGGCTGACGGTTTCTTCGCCGAGTGGGCTAAGGATGGTTCCAATTTCAATTGGCGCATTGGTGTTGGGATTGCGATCGGGTCTTGGTTCATTGCGGCGATTTCTCAGTCGAAGATTCTTTCAGGAACTCAGTTCGAGTCTTGGCTGCTTTCGCTTGGTTCTCGATTGAAGTTCGACCTTGCCGATCAATCATCTCGAGATGATCAGCCGGTGGATCCGACTTTGTCGCTCCCGGCGGAACTGCAGCGGCCGGAAGACCAGGTCCCGGTCATCGAGTCTGTTCCTCCCACACCAATTACGACAATTCCGCCGAGCCAGTAAGGAGGTGATCCCACATGGCGGATAGTATCTTGACGAGCACGAAGAAGGCCCTCGGCATCGCCGAGGATTACACTGCGTTCGATCCAGATATTTTGATGCACATCAACAGCGTCTTTGTAACGTTGAACCAGTTGGGGATTGGCCCTGCTTCTGGATTCATGATCGAAGACGATACCGTCACGTGGGACACTTTTCTCGGAGATGATCTACGTTTGAACAATGTCAAGACGTATGTCTTCCTTCGAGTCCGCGTTCTTTTCGATCCGCCTTCTACGTCATATTTGCTGGATGCGATGCAGAAGCAGATTGCCGAACTGGAGTGGCGGATGAATGTCTATCGTGAGAGCACCGGTTGGGTTGACCCCGATCCCGATACAACCACGACGGATTGGAGTACGACATGACCGGCCCGGCTATTGTGGCTATCCCTGCTGAGGATGATTATGTCTGGAGAATCTCAAGCGAGAAGATCCCGCACATGACAATTCTACACTTCGACGAAGACGTGCTGTCGGGTCCCGAGCTTGCGCAGGTGGACAGTTTTCTGGCACATATTGTCGAAACGGAGCTTCCGCATTTCGGAATGTCGGTAGACTATCGTGGAACTCTGGGGCCAGACGATGCTGATGTGTTGTTTTTCCAGACGCATTTCGCGAGCGATATTCTCCGTGCTCGGAATGACATGTTGTCTAATCCAGTCATCCGTAAGGGCTACAATGCTAGTCAGCAGCATCCTGGTTGGACACCCCATTTGACTCTCGGCTATCCGGCTACTCCAGCTAAGAAGGATGATCGTGAGTATCCAGGTTTTACTTGGGTGCGTTTTGACAAGCTTGCATTTTGGATGGGAAATTTCGATGGTCCCGAGTATCGACTAGGCGATAGAGAGGACGAGGTGGGGCTAAGCATGAGTGGCGAATTCGCGGGCGTCACGCTCGCCCACGCAAGTTTCAGCACGAAGCCATGGAGTGATTTTAAGGAATCAGACTACTCGCTCGAGCAGTGGATTCGGGCTTGTTTGATCGGTCCTTCCGAGAAAAGCGAGTCGAAGAGTGATTACAGCCTTCCCGTTCGAGAACCAAGCGGCACGCTAAATAAGAACGGTATGACCGCGGCTGCTGGCGTCCTCGCGGGTGCGCGCGGAGGCGTGAAGGCTTCTTCCGACCAACAGTCCAAGGCGAAGAAGAAGTTGCTCGGCCTTTACAAGTCGATCGGGGAAGATCCGCCAGACTCGCTTACGCACTCCGACGCACCGCTGGATATTTTGGCGCATTATGGTGTAAAGGGCATGAAGTGGGGCGTCCGTAAGGATAGTAGTATTTCCTCGACGTCGCAGCGGTCTAGTCATCTTCGTCGAAAGGCGACGGACGTCACTGCTAAGCAGAAGCCTGGTCAGTTCGTCCGTACTTCTGGCGGTAAGCGTCAGACGGCTTCCGAAGACGCAGTCAAGGTCGCGGCTACTCGTCAGCTTGCGAAGAAGAGCACTACCGATACGTTGACCAACAAGCAGCTGCAGGATGCTGTTACTCGGATGAATCTCGAACAGCAGTATCACACTTTGGTGAAGAAGACCAATCGCCAAACTCGAGGTCAGCGGTTTGTGTCGAGTTTGCTTGGCGGCAATAAGCCTCTTGACAAGAACGGTAACCCTTTGCCGAATAACGGGCCTTCTGCTCCGTCGGCGGCAGCCTCCATGGTCGGCACGATTCTCAAGAGTAAAGCTAGTCGTTAGTGAAAGGAGGATTAGCGATGAGCCTTAGTAATACTGCAACGCCATATTACTATGGGCTGTTCAGAGAAGAAGTTCTTCGGGGCGAAATTCCTGTAAACCGGGAAATTGCTTTGGAGATGAACCGCATCGATGCGCTCATCGCAAATCCAAATTTCTATTACGATGGTTCGGTAGTCGAAGGCTTTATTCGCTACTGTGAGAATGAGCTCACGCTGACCGATGGAGGTGATCTTCATCTGCTCGACTCATTTAAACTGTGGGCCGAGCAAATTCTTGGTTGGTATTACTTTATCGAAAGGCAAGTGTACCAACCAAGCCCAGATGGCGGCGGCCATTACGTAACAAAAGTAATTAAGAAACGACTCGTTACGAAGCAATACTTGATTGTCGCTCGTGGCGCGGCGAAATCCATGTACGCCGAATGCTTGCAGAGCTATTTTCTGAATGTCGACACATCGACTACGCATCAGATTACGACTGCTCCGACGATGAAACAGGCCGAGGAGGTTATGTCACCGTTTCGGACTGCGATAACCCGATCGCGTGGGCCGTTGTTCGCATTTTTAACCGAAGGCTCTCTGCAGAACACCACGGGCTCCAAGGTCAATCGAGTTAAGTTAGCTTCGACCAAAAAAGGCATCGAGAATTTCCTAACCGGTTCGATTCTCGAAGTCCGCCCGATGGCCATTAATAAACTTCAAGGTCTTCGCCCTAAGGTTTCAACGATCGACGAATGGCTGTCGGGTGATATTCGCGAAGATGTTGTCGGCGCAATCGAGCAGGGTGCTTCGAAGCTTGACGATTATTTGATCATTGCGATCAGCTCCGAAGGCACTGTTCGTAATGGTTCGGGCGACAGCATCAAGATGGAGCTCCAAAAGATTCTCAAGGGTGAGTACAATGCTCCCCATATTTCGATCTTCCACTACAAGCTGGACGAGATCGAGGAAGTAGCGGATCCATCTACTTGGCTCAAGGCGAATCCGAATCTTGGTAAGACTGTTTCCTACGAGACGTATCACCTAGATGTGGAGCGTGCTGAGAAAGCTCCGGCTTCTCGCAACGATATTCTCGCCAAGCGTTTCGGCATTCCGATGGAGGGCTACACATATTTCTTCACCTACGAAGAGACGTTACCGCATCGGCGTGCGGAATTCTGGGAGATGCCTTGTGCCCTCGGCGCGGACCTCTCGCAAGGCGATGATTTCTGCGCGTTCAGTTTCTTGTTTCCTCTCCCGAACGCAGCTTTCGGCGTCAAGACGCGTAGCTATATTACTTCGCTGACGCTAATGAAACTCCCGGGGGCTATGCGACAGAAGTATGACGAGTTCATTGCCGAAGGCAGTCTTCATGTGCTCGAGGGAACTGTCCTCGACATGATGGAAGTCTACGACGATCTTGATTCCTTCATCGAAGCGTCACGGTATGATGTGCGAGCGTTTGGCTACGACCCATACAATGCCAAAGAATTTGTAACAAGATGGGAAGCGGAAAACGGCCCGTTTGGGATTGAAAAAGTACCTCAGGGGGCCAAGACTGAGTCGGTGCCGCTCGGTGAAATCAAGATCTTATCTGAGCAACGGATGCTCATATTTGATCAGGCACTCATGACGTTCGCAATGGGTAATGCGATCACACTCGAAGACACTAATGGTAATCGTAAACTCCTCAAGAAGCGTCAAGATGAGAAGATCGACAACGTAGCATCGACCATGGACGCTTACATTGCATGGAAGGCCAATAAGGAACTCTTCGAATAAGGAGGTGCGAAATGACATATTTGATCAGCGAGGAAAAGCCCTCTCTCGAAGAGGTACTTGAGCACCATGGTATTAAGGGCATGAAATGGGGAGTTCGCCGAGGTGGGTTGCGATCTCGAGTTAAGGGCGCCGCCGATGACCAGTTTCAGCGACGAATTACCACAGCTCGAGCCGTTGCTTCCGGAAACGCTAAGGGAAGAGACCGACTTCGCTCTACTCTTTTCACAGTAACTGGTTTTACACAAAGTAAGAAGCTTGCTGCTACGCGAGTTTCGAAACTGGAAAAAAGGCAACAGCGTGTTGCGGCCGGTGAGGCTAAAGTCGGGGATATTCTTTCCGTTATAGGTCATACGAGTATCACCGACCTTGCTGTTTCTCGTCGCGATAAGCGCGGAGATTAATCCTTCTTAAGAGAGGAGCTGCTGTGACGGATCGTATCCCTGAAGAAAAGCCCTCTCTCGAAGAGGTCCTTGCTCATCACGGTGTAAAAGGAATGCATTGGGGCGTTCGTAAAGATCGAGATTCAGGAAGTAGTTCTGGTACTGGATCGAATATCTCTAAGACAGACGCCCATGAGCGTGCTAAAAAAGCGTATATGGATGTCGGAGAAATTAAACGATCTCCTTCTGAAGCTATGGCCGCACTCAAAGCTAATAAACAAAAGTTCATTTCTAAGATTAGCGATGTTAAACAAACAAAAAAAGAAGAAAGCATTTCTAAGCTTAAGGTTAAAACCTCAGATCTTGATGTCAAAATCTCAGAATTAAAAAAAACAAACGAGGATTTAGCTGGGAATAAAAGTGTATCCGCTTATCTGACCAAGAGTGCGAATCGTCAGGCGATTACTGATTTTTCCAAGCAAAGAAATGCTCTTCAGAAAACCATAGACGCAAAAGAGCGTGGTAAGTTAACTCCGACACAAAAGAAAATGTTGATTGGCGCGGCCGTTGTCGGAGGTTTGGTCGCATATAACGTCTATAGCAAAAAAGTTATGGCGGCTCATGCCGGGTTACCGATTGACCCCGCAAAGTTTAATGCCTGGACGGCGCAAACGAAAATTAAAACTTGGGGTTTTAGCGGTCATATCCAACCGTCTTCTTTTGAACGAGAAGCATTTACTATCCCGGCAGGCGAGACGTTTCACAGGCTTTCTTCGACGGCCGAAGAAGGACTTAAACGAGGAGCATATGTAACCGGTTCGACGGACGATTTTAATCGTTACGTAACGGGTTTCCGGAATGAAGTTCGAGGTACTGAATTACACCACATCACTTTCAAAGCCGATAAGCCGATTAAAGTCCCGGATCTAACCACGACTCTCGAGACTCTTCGAGAAAGTATGGAGGAACGGGGTATGCCGGCTAGTCCGCGAAATGTGCGAAGTCAATACGAGAAAATGTCAGGTGGAAAGTGGGCGCAAGATTATATTCTCGGAAAAGACAGCAAAACCGAATTGGGTTTAACTGCGCATTTTATGGATAAACTATTATCGAAGGGTTATGGCGCTTTCGTCGATGAGATGGATGCGGGTGTTATTGGGGATAAACCGTTGGTTTTTCTAGATCATGAATCGGTTACTTCACATGCCGTTAAACGCATGAGCGACGCGGATATTAAGCACGCCGAATCGAATCTCAAGGAATTGACACGACGGAAGACTTAAGGAGGTGACTGATGGCTTCATTTACCGATCGACTTAAAGGCGCGTGGAATGCGTTTGTTGCCAATGAAGAAGATCCATGGCCGGCGGTATCGTCATCTCCGGTAACCTATGGCGGATATTTTGGGGTCAACCCGTCGCGCACTCGTTATCGATCTACGAATGAGCGATCGATTATCTCCTCGGTTTACACTCGAATTAGTATCGACGTAGGCTCAATTCCAATTCGGCATACAAGACACGACGATGACGATCGATATTTGGAAGATGTTCCTAGCGGGTTGAACAATTGTTTGACCGTCCAGGCAAACATCGACCAAGGCCCGCAAGCTTTCCGTCAGGACATAGTTCTAACGATCATCGAAAAGGGCGTCGCTGCGATTGTCCCAGTCGATACGACGATCGATCCAAAGATCTCGGGTAGTTACGACATCAAGACCATGCGAGTCGGCGAGATCACACAGTGGTATCCCAATCATATTCGTGTAAATCTCTACAACGAACGTGTTGGTCAGCGGCAGGAGATCCTACTCGAGAAGCGCAACGTCGCCATTGTGGAGAATCCATTCTATTCGGTCATGAACGAACCGAACTCGACTCTTCGCCGTCTGATTCACAAGTTGAACTTGTTGGACTCCGTTGACGAGGCAAGCAGTTCGGGTAAGCTCGACCTGATCATCCAACTTCCGTACGTTATCAAGTCGGAAGCACGGAGACAGCAAGCTGAGCAGCGAGCCAAGGACATCGAATTCCAGCTTAAGAGCAACCAATACGGTATCGCTTATACGGATGGAACCGAAAAGGTTACTCAGCTCAATCGGCCTGCCGAAAACAATTTGCTTGGCCAGATCGAGTACTTGACAAACTTGTTGTACGCACAGCTTGGTCTCACTCCTGAGGTTATGAACGGTACTGCAGACGAGAAGACCATGCTGAATTACAACAATCGGACGGTCGAGCCGATGCTAACGGCTATTACGGAAGCAATGAAGAGGTCGTTTCTGACGAAGACGGCTCAGACACAGGGTCAGTCGATTGATTACTTCCGCGATCCGTTCAAGCTCGTTACGATGGGCAACATGGCAGACATGGCCGACAAGTTCGCTCGTAATGAGATCTTCAGCTCGAACGAACTGCGCCAGTTCATGGGTGTCAAACCGTCAAAGGATCCGAAGGCGGATCAATTGCGCAACAGCAACATGCCTCAGCCTAGCGATCCCAATGCTTTGCCTACTCTCACGCCGCCGGAGCCCCCGCCTCCTGCGGATGATGGCGAAGATCCGCTGGTAGAAGACACTTCTCTGGGGCATACAGCTCTAGTTCAAGACGTGCTTCGGAAATTGCAGTCAAAGCCGATTGAAGACCCGCCAATTGTGAAGGAAAAGACTCGGTCCACAGCCGTTCTACGTGAGCTTGCAACGGCTAACAAGAACGGCGTATCGGCCGTTAACACTAACTGAAAGGAGACAGTCAAAATGGAACCGGATTTTAGCGGTTACGTTACCAAGGCTGGCCTCAAGTGCACTGACGGCCGAACCATTACCGCAGAGGCCTTCAAGCACCAGGACGGCACAACGCTGCCGCTTGTCTGGCAGCACACGCACGACAGTGCGGAGAATGTTCTCGGGCATGTTCTGCTCGAGGCGAAGGACGACGGTATCTACGGATACGGTTTCTTCAACGACACCAAGCAGGGCGAGAACGGTAAGAGCCTTGTTCAGCATGGGGATATCACCAATCTCTCGATCTACGCCAACCAGCTCGTGGAGAAGGTCGTGTCGGGGACCAAGCAGGTCCTGCATGGCGCGATCCGCGAGGTCAGTCTGGTTCTGGCTGGAGCGAATTCGGGCGCTCGCATCGACTACGTGCGTATCGCCCACAGCGATGGCGACATCGAAGAGCTCGAAGATGAGGCCATCATCTACACCGGCCTCGAGATCGAGCATGCGGCGACCAAGTCCTCCTCGAGTTCGTCGTCGGATGACGGAAGCGACCAGACTCTCCAGGAGATTTACGACTCTCTCACTCAGGTGCAGAAGGATGCCGTGAATTACATGATCGGAGCCGCTATCGAAAACGCCGGCGGTTCCGCGCAGCACTCCGATCTTGCGGACGATGCAGAGCCGCAGGAGGTTTATGACGCACTTTCAGATCAGCAAAAGGAACTTGTTCACTCGATGATCGAGGCGGCCGTTGAGGAAGCCAAGACCACTGCCGAGCACTCGGCCCTCACTCAGGAAGGTACCCACATGAACGTGTTTGAAAGCCAGGGCAAGGATTCGGCAAGTCTGCGGCACGCCGCGATGATCGATGCCCGTTCGAAGCTCACCCCCGAGCGCCTCAAGATCATTCTGTCCGATGGTGAGCGTCTCGGTTCGCTCAAGGAGTCGTTCCTGGCACACGCCGGCGACTACGGTATCGACGACATCGACCTGCTGTTCCCGGATGCCACGCTGGATGGCAATGGCATTACCACGATCAGCCGCCGGATGGAGTGGGTGCAGAACGTTCTCTCGGGCACCAAGCACTCGCCGTTCTCCCGCATCAAGAGCCTGTCGGCCGACCTGACCGCGGACGAGGCCCGTGCGAAGGGTTACGTCAAGGGTAACCTGAAGAAGGACGAGGTCATCAAGATGCTGCGGCGTGTGACGACGCCGAAGACCATCTACAAGAAGCAGAAGCTCGATCGCGATGACATCGTTGACATCACCGACCTCGACATCGTCGCCTGGCTCAAGGCCGAGATGCGCGTCATGCTCGACGAGGAACTCGCCGCGGCGGTTCTGGTCAGTGACGGTCGCGACGCCGATGACGAAGACAAGATCGACGAGGACAGCATTCGTCCGATTGCCTACGACATCGACATGTACAACACCACGATCCAGCTTGACGCCGATTTCGATTCGGCCGATCTGATCGACGCGGTCGTTACCGGCATGAAGAACTACAAGGGTAGTGGTCAGCCGACCATGTACACCACGACCGATGTTGTTACCCCGATGATCCTGGCGAAGGACACGCTGGGCCGTCGGCTTTACAGCACGATGGAGGAACTCGCAGCGGCTCTCCGTGTCAAGGAGATCGTCGAGGTCGAGGCGATGGAGCGCGACACCGATCTGGTGTGCGTTATCGTCAACCTGGCCGACTACACCATCGGTGCAGACAACGGTGGTAATGTCGCGATGTTCGAGGACTTCGACATCGACTACAACCAGCAGAAGTACCTCCTGGAGACCCGTGTTTCCGGTGCATTGACGCGTCCGAAGTCAGCGATCACCTTCACGAAGAACTCGGGTCGTATCGTGACTCCGACTGCTCCGACCTTCGTCGCTTCGACGGGTGTCCTGACGGTCCCGACGCAGACCGGTGTGGTCTACCAGAACGCTGACACGGGTGCCACGCTGACCGCGGGTGCGCAGACGGCGATCGCTCCGGGAGCCACGATTGACGTGGTTGCGGTTCCGGCCACGGGTTACGGCTTCACTCACGACAGTGAGACGGAGTGGGCTTTCCAGCGCGACGCTTCCTAGAAGTAGAGAGCTCGCATGACAAAGTTCTACGGTGAAATTGGTTACGGAGAGACCGTAGAGACCCCTCCTGGTTCGGGCGTTTGGAAAGATCAGATAGTCGAGTATCCATATTTCGGCGATGTGATTCGGAACACTCGCAAGCTCCAGGAGGGGGAAAGTCTTAACAACGATATTTCCGTAAACAATTCGATAAGCATTGTTGCCGACGCTTATGCCAACGAACATTTCTTTGCCATGCGCTATATTCGGTGGGCGGGGGCTTGCTGGGTCGTCTCGGACGTAGAGGTCCAGCGCCCTCGGCTCATTTTGCGGTTGGGAGGTGTCTACAATGGCCCCACGTATACAGCTCCAGCAGAAACTTAAAGAGATTCTGGGGAGCGACAACGTATATTTCCAACCACCGGCCAATGTGCAGATGCAGTATCCGTGTATCATTTATCATCGTGACTATGCGAGTACTGAGTTCGCTGGCAACGAGCCCTATAAGACGGTTAAGCGTTACATGGTGACTGTGGTCGACCAGGATCCGGACAGTGCAATCCCGGATCGGCTTGCCCTGTTGCCGATGTGTACCTTCAATCGCTTTTATACGGCGGACAATCTCAACCACGATGTTTATAACCTCTTCTTCTGAGAAAGGAAGATCCGCATGAAGCTTGCATGGGATCAGACCGGCCAGCGTACATACGAAACCGGTGTGGATCATGGAGTTCTTTACATTCCGGACGAGACCGGCGCATACGCCAACGGTGTCGCCTGGAACGGTCTGACGACTGTTACGGAGTCGCCCTCGGGTGCCGAGGCGTCGCCGCAGTACGCGGACAACATCAAGTACCTGAACCTGACGTCGGCCGAGGAATTCGGTGCCACGATCGAGGCGTTCACGTACCCTGATGAGTTCGCGCAGTTCGATGGTGTTGCTACGCCTTCCGCTGGCGTTTCTGTCGGTCAGCAGGCGCGCAAGGCTTTCGGTCTTTGCTACCGGACGAAGCTCGGTAACGACCTCGAGGGCGACGACTTCGGCTACAAGCTCCACCTCGTTTACGGCGCGCAGGCCGCTCCGTCCGAGAAGGCTTACGCCACGGTCAACGACTCGCCTGAGGCCATCGCGTTCAGCTGGGAGCTGACGACCACGCCGGTCGCGGTTACTAACATGAAGCCGACGGCGATCATCACGATCGACTCGACGAAGGTTACTGGTGCGAATCTGACGGCGCTCGAGGATCTGCTCTACGGAACAGACGATGCTGCTCCGTCGCTGCCTCTTCCGGATGCCGTTATCGCGCTGTTCGGCGGTACGGTCACTGAGGTCACGCCGACTCAGCCGGCGTTCGACCAGGCCACGAACACGATCACCATTCCGACGGTCGCGGGTGTTGCTTACTACATCGACGGTGTGGTGCAGAACCCGGGTCCGGTTGTCATTACGGACGACACGCTGGTCACGGCGGAGCCAACCGGGGCCAACACCTTTGCGCAGCCTGTCGACAGCGACTGGCTGTACACGTACGTCGCACCTTAGTAGATGGAAGGAGGCCAGAGAGTGCTCACTATTGTTGTGGGGGACGAAGGATTCGACGATGCGAAGCAAGAATTCGCGATCGTCAACAGCGTCGAGTTGCAACTCGAGCACTCTCTGGTCGCCCTTTCAAAATGGGAGTCGATTTTCGAGAAACCGTTCCTTGGCGAGGACGAGAAGACGACAGAAGAAGTGGTAGGCTACGTCAAGGCCATGATTGTCGGGCCTGATATTCCTCCGGAGGTTTTCGCCAAACTCTCTGAGAAGAACTTTGCCGAGATTGATGCCTACATCAACCGCAAGATGACCGCGACCTGGTTCAGCGAGCTCCCTGGAGCACCAAAGAGCCGAGAGATTGTCACATCGGAGCTCATTTACTATTGGCTCGTGACTTTCAACATCCCGTTCGAATGCGAGACGTGGCATCTGAATCGGTTGTTCACTTTGATTCGGATCTTCAACATCAAGAACGCCACGCCGAAGAAGATGAGTCGTAGTGAGCTTGCGGCAAGGAACCGGGCTTTGAATGAGCAGCGTCGTAAGCAGTTGAATTCCAGCGGATAGGGAGGTGAGTATGACAAGAATCGAGTGGAACAAGACCGGAGAACGTTTGTTCGAGGCCGGTGTTGATCGAGGAGTGCTATACCTCCCTGATGGATCTGGAGGGTTCTCAAACGGCGTGCCGTGGAATGGTCTGACATCCGTGGACGAGGATCGGAGCTCTGCCGGATCTTCTCCGTATTACATTGATGGCATCAAGTACATCGATCTGCCGTCAGCGTCGGATTACGCCGCCACCCTCAAGGCCTTTACCTATCCGGATGAGTTCCTGCCGTTCGATGGAATCGGCGAAGTAGTCAACGGGATGCTGTTGGACAATCAAGTCCCCAAGACTTTTGGTCTGAGTTACCGGACGATGATCGGGAATGATGTTGAGTCGACGAATTTCGCGTATCAACTCCACATTCTCTACAATTTGACGGCAACTCCGACAAACAAGACATATGCCACTGTTGGTGCAACGCCGGATCCCATGGAATTCAGTTGGGCGATCGCAGCTGGCGCCCCACAAGTGCTCTCCGGATTCCGTCCTAGCGCTCATGCTATCTTCGATTCGCGCAAGCTCAATTACCATTTGATGGGCGATATCGAGAATCTACTCTATGGCACAGCTGACGAGGCGCCTCATCTCCCGCCGATTGCCGATCTCTTGAGCATGATCGAGAATTGGTGGTTGTATAAGGTCACGGACAACGGCGATGGTAGTTGGACTGTCGAGACGCCATACGAGGGAATCATTCATGTCGGCGACGACGGATATTTCGAGATCGATGAGATCAACGCTACCTACGAGGATAGCGTCACCTACGATATTTACGACACGCCTTAAGGAGGCCTGGTGACTACTCCAAGCCCTACTAGTGTAACGGGCCTTACTGCTGCTCGGATGGCGCAGATCATTCAGGATTTTGGTGACGAGTCTATTGTTTCGGGCGAAGTCGTTGGCGACAACCTTATTCTCACTAAGGGCGACGGATCCACAATTGATGCGGGCGATGTCCGCGGACCCATTGGGCCGACTGCGGGCGCCGAGATTCATGGTTTGACCGAGATTGGGTCAGCTCTTCTGGACGCTGACGAAGCAGTGGTCTATGATCTTTCGGCGGCGGTCAACCGTAAGACAACGATTAGTCGTTTCTGGACTTATATTTCGAGCAAGATTCAGGGCGCTGCGAGCACCATTCTTACGAATAATCTAACAGCGAGTCACGTCGCATTTTCTAACGCCGCCGGTAAGATGGCGGTATCCGGAAATGACGATGTCCTTCGAATGATGGGCACTCTATTTGCCGTCAATCCCAACAAGATCAACATCACATATTCCAGTAATCAGATCTCGACAGTGACGGTCCGTAACGCGTCCGATAGTGCGAATGTGATGGTTGCGACGTTTTCTTATAGCGGAACGCAGGTTAATACGATTACTGTCGTGACGACGAACCCGGCAAATACCGTTGTTTATACATTGAACTATACGGATTCTCTGATTACATCGATCACAAAGGCGGTGTCGTAATGAGTAAGAATTCTGCCTTTGGATTGGCGGCTCTTCTCGCTACCCGGGATCCGATCGGATTCGCTCTATTGAGTGATATTTCTTCTAGTTGGCCGGGATCTTCCGGGGTGCTGGAGGAAGTAACCTTTCTGACATCTGGGTCTTTCGATCCAACAGTATATCCGGACGCTTTGGCGTTTTTCGTCGAATGCTGGGCCGGTGGGGGATCCGGTAATGCTGCAAAAACGGTGAACCACACATATAATCCTCCGTCAGGAGGAGGCGGCGGAGAATATAATTCAGGTTTATTGTTGGCTTCTGATTTGGGTTCGACTCCCATTCTCGTTACTATCGGTGCCGGCGGAGCTTCTGTTAGCAAAACCGTAACCGGTAATGCAGGCGAAAGTAATGTTCCGGGCAATGACGGTGGAGATACGTCATTCGGGGATTATATTATCGCGACTGGCGGTAGTGGCGGACAATCCGGAATTGATATTTCCGGTCCGGTATTTACGACCGGAGGCGGATTTATAAAACGACTGGGTTTTCAGCGTGTGGTTTGTTTCTATAGCTTAGGGCAAGCCGGAATGGGTTTCGTCAATAAATATTATGGCAAACCTTGGTCGGTTGTTCGAGGCGATGGGGGTTATGGAGGAAGTGCCGGGAGTTCCGGAGGAATAGTTACCGGGGTCGTCGGTTTCGATACGAATAGCCAAGCAATTCCTTTGGGAGGGGATTCCGAATGGGGCGGCGCTGGTGGCGGAGGCGCTAGTTATAGCTCTCCCCCAGCAGGATATACTAATATACCCGGGGGGACTTCACAGTATTCTGGAAATGGTGGTTTCGGAGTTGTAGCCGGCAACGCCACAAAAATTGCAGGATCCGGGTTATTCCCATCTGGCGGCGGAGGATCTGGAAATTTAAGTATTAGTGATGGAAATACATATACAGTCACGTCCGGTGCGGGTGGCTCAGGACAAGTAAAGGTTTCGGTGATTTACGCATGACGGCCATTGGGGCAGCTCTGGTTAAGAACGGAAAAGTCGTCAACATGATTGTGGTTGATACGTCGGACGGTGTTACCGCAAATGGCTATACTCCGCCGAATGGCGAAGCAATGCATATTCTTCCGTTTGGGTCCCACGCAACATTTAATTGGGATTTTATCAACGACGAATTCTATGAACCTCTTCCGACATTGATAGCTCTGGACCGAGGCAACAGCGTTGATGTTCCCTATACGATTACGGGCGATTTCGTTAGCGGAGTAACGCTTACCGGATCAACTCTTTCGGCTGCTGATGATGCCGCGCTAGGCGATTTCACAGTCACCCTAACAGACCCTGCGACAAATCGGACCGCGGAATGCGTTATTTCGGTTAAAGATGCACCAGCACCCCCCGCATCTTAAACACTCAAAGGAGGAGTCATGATCGAAATCAAATCGAAGGGCTCCTTCCAAACAACCGAAAAATTCCTCAAGCGTATGGATAAGGGCGATATTTTTGCATCGCTCGCTTCTTATGGTGAAAGAGGCGTAAATGCCCTATCCAACGCCACCCCGACCCGAACGGGACAAACCGCCGGTTCCTGGACGTACACCGTAGAGAAGAAGCGTGGTCTATATTCTATCGTATGGCATAACACGCATGTCGTCGATGGTCGACCGATCGCAATTCTTCTCCAATACGGTCACGCCACAGGAACCGGCGGTTACGTCCAGGGTCGGGATTATATCAACCCCGCAATCCAACCGATATTTGACCAGATCGCAGCCGACGTTTGGAAGGTGGTGACAAGCTCATGAGCAACAGCGTTGACGATCGCGTTGTAGCGATGCAGTTCCAGAACTCGCAATTTGAATCCGGCGTCAAGACAACGCTCGGCACGCTCGAGAAGCTCAAGAAGAGTCTCACCTTCTCAAAGCAAAAGGACGGTCTGGAAGACGTCGAGAACTCGGCGAAGAAGTTCACACTCAGCAATGTCGCCGAAGGCGTCCAGAATGTAACTAAGCGTTTCAGCCTGATGCGCACGGCTGGGCTCGTTGCCTTCGCAACCATCGTCCACCAAGGCGTCTATAAGCTCGAGGATGCGATCAAGAGTTTCACGATCGCCCCGATCATGGACGGTTGGAAGAACTACCAGAACCAGATTGACGCGACGAAGACTATTCTCTCCAACGTCCGTCAGAGTGGCGCTGGACTCCAGGATGTCACCAAAGTCCTGGATAACATGCAGAAGTACGCACAGCTGACGGTCTATAACTTCGCCGACATGGCGAAGAACGTCGGTACCTTTACGGCGAACGGCGTCGCTCTCAAGCAAGCCGCGGGCTCGATCAAGGGTATCGCCAACCTGGCTGCACTTTCGGGTGCGAGTTCCGAAGATGCTTCTCGCGCAATGTACCAGCTCTCGCAGGCGATCGGTGCGGGATCGGTCAAGCTTCAGGACTGGAACTCGGTTCAGAACGCAAATCTCGGCACCAACACCTTCAAGAATGCCCTGGTCGAGACCGCTGTCGCGATGGGAACATTGCAGAAGTCTGCTGTCAAGTTCAGCGGGAAGATGAAGAATGTCACGATCAATGGCGAACAATTCCGTCAGTCGTTGACGGCTCCTCCCGGCAAGCAGGGTTGGTTGACGTCGAAGGTTCTGACGAATACGCTCCAGCAGTTCACCGGTTCGATGACGAAGGCGCAGCTTGTTGCACAGGGATTCACCAAGCAGCAGGCCAAGGCTATTCTTGCCACCGGCAAGGTCGCACTCAATGCGGCAACTCAGGTCAAGACTTGGGATCAGCTTACGCAGGCTTTGAAAGAAGAAGTCGCTGGCGCCTACGCGCAGGTCTTTAAGACTCTGTTCGGCGACCTCCCCAATGCGACTAAGCTGTTCAGTGCGCTGCATAGCGTGCTCGAGAATCTTCTCACTGGACCCATCCTCTCGTTCAACAACGTCCTGCAAGGTTGGGCTAAACTTGGTGGCCGTGCTAAGGCGATCGACGCGTTCCGCAATGCGTGGAAGGCCCTCGGTAACGTCGTCAAGCCGATCAAGGAAGCGTTCCGAGAGATCTTCCCGGCCTCAACAGGCAAGATGCTTTATGATTTGACTGTCCGATTCGACAACTTCACCAAGACGCTCAAAATAGGAGCAGATACTTCCGCGAACATCAAGCGTACGTTCGCCGGGCTGTTCGCTGTTCTCGACATCGGCAAGCAGATCGTCAAGGGTATATTTACGGTTATCGGGACTCTGATCGGTCAGATCGCTCATGGTTCTGGTGGGGTCCTGGCATTCACCGGTAATGTCGGCGACATGCTCGTCAACCTCGACGAAGCCATTAAGAAGGGCGGAGCACTCCAGACGTTCTTCAAGAATCTGGGGAAGATTCTCTCGGTTCCGATCATGCTGGTTCAGGAGCTCGATAAGTTCCTGGCTGGTCTGTTCAATGGCTTCAATCAGAGCGATGCCAATGGCGTTGCACAGTCGTTGGGCAACATCGGCGATCGTCTGGGTGAAATCGAGCTGTTTGGAAAGAAGATCGGGCAATCCTTCAGCAATCTCAAGAAGGAGATGCAGCCGCAGATCGATGCGATCAAGCATGCGTTCGATCAACTATGGGTTTCTATCAAGAAGTCCTTCAGCGGCGACAACTTCAACCAGATTCTCGATATTGTCAACACTGGTTTGCTTGCTGGCATCGCTCTGATGATCAAGAAGTTCCTCTCCGGTGGTGTTAATCTCGACATCGGAGGCGGGCTCTTCGACAAGGCTGGTGAAGCTCTTGAGGCTCTGACCGACAAGACCAAGGCAATGCAGCAGGAGATCAAGGCCAATACTCTGCTGAAAATTGCTGGAGCCATTGCGCTTCTCACGGCTTCAGTTGTGGCACTATCTCTGATCAACTCAGATAAGTTGGCCACGGCGCTCAAGGCTATGGCTGTAGGATTTGGTGAGTTGCTCGGATCCATGGCGATTCTCACCAAG